TTTTATGCTACCTCTTCCCAATTTGGGGTTTGTGTTTCATTAATTTCAGCAAAGGATGAACTTTGGTCAGTATTTATATTAGCATAATTTTTTGTTTGTGTATCATCTATTAGCGACCAGATCAATACTTTACCAACCTCTCCTGTTCCAGATACACCAACCAGAGTAACATTAGCTTTAGAAATAGTTGTTACAGATCCAACATTACCAGTAGCAGTAAGGCCATCAATATTAAATCTAGCGTTGTGATGTACAGTAACAGATCCTACGGCAGATGTAGCTGCAAGACCTGAAATTACCACATTAGCCTCTCCATCAACATCTACGCTGACACTACCAAGTGTTGCTACAGCACTAGGAGCATTTGCAACTGCATCACCGTTTACGCCAACCCCACCAACTGCGGTTGTGCCTACTTGTGAACTGGGTGTTACATTTGCTTTAGCAACAACTGTAAGAGATCCTACAGCACTTGTGCCTGCTTGAGAAGATGGTGTGACATTAGCTTTTGCTACTACTGTTAGAGTTCCAAGAGCTGAAGTAGCAGATACGCCACTTGGACTTACATTAGCCTCACAATCAAATGTAGGCGTGCCTACTGCTGTAGTACCAACTTGTGAAGAGGGAGTAACGTTAGCTTTAGCTACGATAGAAACAGTGCCTAACGCACTTGTAGCTGCTAAACCTGTAAGAGTAACTGGTATGGGCTCGCCCCAAGCACCCTCACCCCAGGTGCCTCGACCCCAACCAGTAATATTAGCCATAAGAGGCTAGATTAAGCTATTCTTATAATAGCTGTACTGGCTGCTGCTGCTGGAAAAACTATTGTAAAATCACCTGCTGTTGATGTTTTATCACCACCAAAGTCGATTGTAGCTACAGATTTATTACTATCACTAGAGTTGTAAATCATACAACCTCTAGCAGTAATTGTAGCAGTACCAAAAGTTAAATCAGCAAAATCAGTAAAACCTGTCGTGCCACTTGAAGTAGGATCTACTCTCGTTAAATTACTACCACCAGATGTATAGTTAGTACCACTTGCTTGTCCTGTTGTAGTAAAAGCCGTAGTGGTTGCACCTAGAGTAGCCGAGCTTGTATATAGAGCTAGTTTGAAAGTATCTCCGCCTGAGTTTTTGAAGTTATGCACTGCTTCAAGAAGTTCTTTCTTAAAACTTGTGGTTAATGTTGATGTAATAGCCATATTAAATCCTTTTAATTATATCTGCTAACTCCGTATCACCAGACTTTACAAAGTCTTGTATCAAAGTAGCTTTATAAGATTTTATAGCATTTTTTATATAAATCAAACAAACTTGGTAAATAGCGTCTCTATATGCTTTTGCTTGTTCTTTTATGTATGGATCTTCGCTTTCGCTAGTGCTAACAATTTTTTCTGTAAGTCTTTCTGCCCAAAACTCTGGGGGATGTCCACCATAATTACTTGTTTTAGCCTCTATAAGACCTAATCCAGGCATACCTGCTGGTGTTATTTCATTTACCATTTCTTTGGTTCTGGTGGTTTTAGGTGTGAATCATGCCTATCTATTAACACAGGTTCTTGTTTCTTTTTAACAATATCTAAAGTATTTATTCTTTCTAATTTAATACCATCTTCGCCAACCAAAATAATATATGGGTTTTGTAGCCTATGATAACCATATAGTTTTTGTTCTGCTGGTACATCTGTATCTAGTAAACCTGAACTATGTGCTACTTCTACTTGCATACCTGCCGAGATACATTTACTTAACCAAAACTCTACACAACCTCTTCCTGCCTCTGCAAAGTGTAAATTACCTTTGTAACTAAAATCTATGCCAAACATTTTAATATTAGCAACTTCGCTCCAATAAGCAAAAGCTACTGCGTATGCAACCGTGTTGTTTAGATAGTGGCAATTAGAAAATTGCACAACTTCTTCTAAAGGGTACTCTACAAGACCAGGACAACGATCATCTAATTCACATGTATATATAGGACCTTGATGTTCTTGTAACATGTCAGCCATACTTTTTGTTTGTCCGCCAGCATCGTCTGTATCTAAAAATCTTGATGCAGGATCCATCATAAATACTCTATCGTGGTATATAACTGATGCTACGCCATTTATAGCCCATACTTCGTCAAAATGTACTCCGTGTGATTTAGCTAAATTGTAATCAAACCAGCTTTTACCCATACCAACTATGGCAACTGATTTGCCCTTAAGACTTTCTATTTGTTTCATTTATTTTAGGATACCGTTGTCCTCAAAGAATCGTAACGGTATTCATCTCTCCTTCCGCGAGCTTCTGCAAGGTTTTTAAGCCTTGTTATTTCAAGTAAAAAGCGTTGCTCGTACTGCTGTTGCATATCGCTTTCACCTTTTAAAAATATATTTGCTTCAACTAAAGATCCATACAATAAAGCGTTTCTAGCATTATTAGAAATCCATGTGCCTGTGGTATCAGTGACTAAAGAATTAGGTTTAAATAAATAATGCAGTTCAACATTATAATCTGCATCTGGTACAGGGCTTACAATTAAAGTAGATCCATTATTACTAGCTGTTGATAGTTCTTTATCAAAATCTGCATAGTACAGGGGCTGACCTCTGGCTGTTGTATCCGTGGGATCTACTGAAAACTCACGCATAAAAGTAGGATGTTTTTTATCTAAGTATTTGTAATCTCCATTACCATCTATAACTGCTAACGAAAAACTCATCTGAAAGTCAGAAGGAGCTGTTAAATAAGTATTGCCTGTTGTTAAATTACCTGTTACATTTTTTCTAAAAAAATCAAACTGTATTAATTCAAATATTCTTTCTTCTGCGTTTTTAATAAAATCGTCTAACGTATTAACAAATGTAGTTTCACTATTTTCTACATAATTTTGTATTAATGTTTTAAGTTCAGATAACGTCATGTAACTATTGTAACCTCGCCAACATTAGCTGTCATCTCGCTTACTGTAAAGTTTGTGGGTAAGGTGGACGTATTTAAGTAATCTGGTCTAAAAATATTAGACTGCACCACGACAACAAAACCTTCTCCCTCTTCATGATCGTTATTTGGTCTTGGTCTGTAGAGTGCTTCTGGGTCTGCTGTCGCAGTTAGAGGCTCTAGTTGTGGGTGTTTTGGCTCATAGCAGTCAGGACAAACTTTTGCACCGTTCCATTCTTCGCGTAATTCACTTAGTTTATACTCAAATGCACATCTATCGCATAAACCTTTTGCAAATTTACCTAATGCATATGCCATCAATTCATCCTTATATCAGGTCTTACTCTAAATGACGCTCTATCTTCATCCTGGTCTGCAGCCCTTCTAAACTCTTCTTCATACAAAGCTTTTAGTTGTGGTGTAAGTTGTGGATTCTTTTTTTGTGATAAATAGTAAGCTAGACCAGCTACAAAACAAGGATAAAACCTAAATGGCATATCCATAGTATTAGTGCCTTTGTCTGCATCATCCATTCTAACAAGTTTATTAAATACTAAAATGTCGGTGCTGTTTTCAGGTGCAGGCCATATTTTAAGTGATGGTGTTGATAGTTTGTCAAAGAAGAACTGTGAAGGTCGTGCTTTTGTTGTTTTGTTTGGTATATTTAAATATTCAGATCTGCTTACACGATTCATACTAATATCTGTTTGTGTTTGGTTGATTGTTCTACGTAGAACAACGTCCAATATATCTATGACATTTGAATTTAAAGAATAATCTGTTGTACCCTCTGTTACAGTCTGTGTGGCTTGTTCAATAGTCCACTGATTTAAACCTCTGTTAGCCCATTCAGCTAGCATTAAATTTACACTTCTTATAGCTGTTTTAAGATCATAACCTGTTCTTAATTCAGCACCACATCTTTCATAAGCTTCTTCAATGAACTCTGTTACATTTGGTTCAAAATTAGTGCTACCAGATAATGCCATTATTTATACCTATCGTCCTGATTATATAAATTATCAAATGTTACATTTGAATCCATATAACTGTCATGTTTTTCTGCTGAATGAATCCACTGACTTGGTGAAAAGTCTGGTGGACCTTCACCTACACGCCATAAAGCAGGGTTTGTTGCTCTAACTCTGTTGTTAGGTAAAGCTACAAAATTACCAGTGTATTCTCCAGCGTCAGTTAAGTATAGCACATGACTTTGTTTATGTTGTGCAGAATCATCAGCAATGGAGTGTTCTGTATAATCTACAGTAAACATGTAAGTGCCTGTATGAAACTCTCCATCTATTTTACATATCCAGGGTGATGAGCTTACTCTATCTAAAACCACTACTGAATGATGATGCGATAAGCAGTCCCAGGGTTGTGCTAAATGATCTTCCATAGGTGTAGGCCACTCTTCTAAAGGCACATCAGCTATTAATGCTTGTATTGGCATCCTTGCCCACATAGCACCACCATGTATGTTTTCATCTGGATTGCCCTCTAAATCTGTTTCACACCCCGTAAATACAACCTGAAAAGATAAAGATCTATCTGGTATTGTATTAACTGCAAAAGCTAATGCATGTAAATATTCACCGTGATATTTTTGATGATTAGCTGTAAATTCTTTTCTTACCCAGCATTTAAACTGTGGTATGTTTGATATTAAATACGACAAAGTAACCCCCTTTATCTTAAAATGTTAATTAAGCACCGCCTTTTGACATATATTTACTAGCCTTACCCCCTTTAGCCATGTATTTAGAAGCTTTACCACCCTTAGCCATGTATTTAGATGCTTTTCCACCTTTTGCCATGTACTTAGACGCTTTGCCTCCTTTTGCCATATATTTTGATGCCTTACCGCCTTTAGCCATATACTTGGACGCTTTACCGCCTTTCGCCATATATTTTGTTTTTTTAGCAGGTCCGCCAGTAGCATAATATTTAGTTCTTTTAAACATAATTAATCCTTTTTCTTAGGTCTGCTTCGTTTAGCAGGTGTTTTCTTTTTTGCAGGAGCTTTTTTCTTAGGCATATTATAATAAATACGCTCATCAGATACTGGCTCATCTGGTCTAACTTTTGCATCAAGTCTTGCTTGTTGTTTTGGATCTATAGATTTTTTCTTGGGCATAATATCTCCTAACTTATTGTTGTTACCTTTCTACGGTTATTCATTACAGCTCCACAACCTTTAGCTATAAAACCACCTTTTTTCTTTTTCATACGGTTTTGCTTTGCCATAGCCCTTTCTATAGCCATGCCTCTTTTTTTCTCATAAGATGATAGTTTACCATCTTTATTTAAATCTGCTTTTTCTTTGTTTTTAATCATTATTCCTCCTGTTTTCACAGACACTCTAGCTTTTTTTGTATTAGCCACTACTGTTTTACCTTTTGCACCAGCTCGTTTCTTTTTTCTTGCTGTGGTTGCTCTTTCTGATTTAGATAAACTTCTTGCTTTAGCTGCTGGTAAACATCTATCTGGATTTTTTTTATCCTTGCTTGTACCACAAGGTCCTTTTATAGATCCATCTGTACCTATTCTTACCCAGTTTTGTTTTCTCCATTCAGCTAACTGTCCCATTATCTTAATCTTTCTTTCATAACTATACCCTGTCCTCTAATAGAAACAAAACCACCTGTGGCTTTTTTCTTTCTTTTCTTACTTCCTTTAGCGTAGTTTGGGTCTTTACAATATTTTGATGCAGCCATATTTGCATATGCTGAAGGATATGTATCAAAAGTACGCTTTGCCCATGCTTTACCTTCTGGACAAATTTTGCCACCGCTTTTTACCTTACCGCCTTTTTTCATTTTTATAGACTGTAAAGTTTTTGCTTGTTTAGCGTGCGTTTTACTTGCTTTCTGCAAGCCTTTAATAACTTTATTTAATTTCTTTTTTGCCATTATTTTATTCTACCATGTTTTCTTCTAATCGCATCTTTGCCTCTTCTAAATATTTCTGCTTGCCTAGGCTTGCCTCCATACTTAGACCTTTGTTCACCAACTGTTAGTATTTGAATTAATCTAGCAAATGGTTTTTTTGTTTTTTTTACTTTTGCAACTGTATCTCTTGCATCTTGCACTGTTGCATATTTAATTGAAACTGTATCTTTTGGGTTTTCATCGGTATATAACCTTCGACCTGAACCTTTTGGTTTTTTACCTGTGCCTACTTTTGGATCTGATTTAGCCATTTAACACTTCCATCTTCTTCTAGCTTGCCTAATTCTTGAATTGGGATTATTTCTTGTTTTTGCAGAGCTTTTCTTTAACTGACCTAGTGATCTAGCACAAAAAGATTTACGTCTTTTTGCAGCTTTACTACCTTTTTTAACTTTACCAGTAACTGCACCTTTTAATTTTGAGCCTGGATTGGCTTTACGATATGCTTTTATGCCTTTACGGGTCATTCCCGCCCCTTTTTTAGTGGGGCGGTAATTACCACCTTTTCCTACTGTTCTGCGTACTTGTTTAGCTCGCTTCCTAGTAGCCATTTGTTAATAGTTTTTATTTAAAACCAAAATTATCATGTAAGCGTCACCGCTTGAGTGACCAACAGTTGTAAAGTCAATATCTCCAGTTATACCAGATCCTGCGTTATTAGGTATGCCAGAAAATAAATCATAGTATTCATCTCCTGTGCTATCTGCTGGTAATGGTATCGCTAAAACATTAGTGCTAGCATCAAACTCGATGTTTACTCTCATACCAACACAAGCCCAATATACACGAGCTATAGAAACACTGGTACAAGATTCACCAGCACTATTTGTAGTTAGTGCTGATACATCAACTTTTTTTACTGCTGATTCACCTGTACCGTCTGATACATTAGTAAACTTTAATACTGCGACTCTTTCACCATCTTGGATAGTTTGCGAAGTTACTGTATCTGCCATTGTTTACTCCTATCTTTCTACTGCTGCTACAACGTAGTCAATAGTCATAGTTTGTGCTGAAGCTTCACCATTTTGTATACCAAATGAAACAGTTAATTCTTCATCATCTGGTAAGTTTGTGATTGCAACTCCTACTGGTGCAGCATTATTTATTGAATAAAATACTTTTGAAGCGTCTGGATCAATAAACCATGTTGTTGTGATAAAAGTATCATCTGCCATAGTTGCTACATCTTCTGTAGTGGTAGCGGTATTATCTTTCTCAACTAAGAAATCTAAACCTGCATCACCGTCAGCAGAAATGAAGAATACACCGTCTGTAGTGTCTAGAGGTGTTGTATCTGTGATACCAAGACCCATAACAAAATCAGATTGATCTACATCATTCACTTTAAACCTAGCAGAAAAGTATGCTTTCTTGCTTGTGCTTAATTTAAACCCTTCACCTTTTAATTGTAAAAAGTCTAAATCGTTATCACCTGCAGCGTTGGTAAGCAGTAAAGCTCCACCTGCTGAAGATGTTACAGCTTCAGATGCACTACCAGTACCAGCCTCAGTAGTTGTTATAGTCCAATCACCAGAGTTATATGTAAAAAAATCATTATGATACATATAAAATGTTTGATCTGATGGATATGGTGCGAACATAGGCTGGTTTTTCTTGTGCTCCGTAGCAACAGTATTACCTGCCCATAAGATTAAGTTTTGAAAATGTGGATTAGCCATTATGAACTCCTTTACTTGTATTAATGGAAATCGAATCGATCCTCATTAAGCTAATTAATTTAAAACTATCTTGAGTTTACACCCACAATACAAAGTAATCAACAAAAAAAAGGGAGCCGAAGCTCCCTAAGAATTGTAGTTGAGTGAGAAACGCTACAATAAATCGTTCCTTAAGCCCCTTGAGAACCGTAAACGGCTCTAAAGTTTGAATATCCGAAGCTGTAACGCTCTCTAGCTTTGTATCTCATATTTCCAGTGTCAAAGTCACCTTCTAGTGATGTTTGCATTGGAGATCTTTCAAAATACTTAAACCCGTCTGGGCAGTCAGTTTTGATGAAATACGCATCAGTATCTGTCAGATAGTTA